ACTTATCATTAAGTGGATCAAGGCCAAACATATTGTCAACGTCAGCTTTAAGGTCGCCAACCCCCTCATATACAAGCCTGCCATCCATTGTCCGGTGCTTGTTGCAATGACCAAGCAATACAACTGTGCCACCAGCTGCAGCAAATTCCCTGAATACGTGCAAAACATCACGCATATCAGCCTTGTTAAGCACTGGGGCAAACTTTTTTAAGGTGTCGCAAATAATTATTTTTCCATCGGCCTCGCCCTCAAGCCGAATCATATTCAACAATCGCAGGGCGTCGGCAGTTGTGCGAAGACTAGGATCTGGGGAAGTTGCCAAAGTCACCATTGTTATTCCGTGATCTTTGCCAAGCTTTGCTTTCTGAAGGACGCCTTTAGCGCCATCGTCCTCATTAAAATATATGACATCAGATCCGCTGATTAAATTATTTCTAATAGATTGAAAAAGATTTCCAAGAATCCAGACAGTTTTGCCTGCGCCACTTGGGGCATAAACTAAAGTGACAGTCCCTGTAGTAACCATGCCAGGAATTACATCCCGCTCCTTGGCAAGCCGCTCTTCTATTTCTTTTATTCGCCCGTTGACTGAGGCGTCTATAAGCCTGCTCAGGGACGATTTAACTGGGGCATGTGATTCCCCATTGATTAACTGATTGTTTACTGTAGAGCCATTGACGGGCTTCTCAGCTGTAGTAGTGGATGGCTGTAGATTTCGTCTGCTTTCTTCCAGACAATACAGCGCCCAATCATCTTGCATATAGCTCCCCTTAAGCTAAGACCGGAACCCTTAATCTTGACGGAAGGTGACGAACCTGTCAACAATTACCGCCATGTTTTTTAATGTTTACAAAGGTTGACGAATGTTATCAAATGTGTCATCCTTCTTTTCGGTCAATCAAGGAGTCAGGAATGAACGATAAAAAAACCACTGGTGATCTGCTTTATCTGCTTCTGGATGTACAGCGCGAACTGTCACACGCCAAAGCGTCAGCAACCAACCCTCATTTTAAAAGCCAGTATGTCCCCTTTGAAGCGCTGTGGGACTATGCAAAAGAGCACCTCAACAACAAAGGAATTTTCATACAGCAGATCAGTCATGAGTGTGAGGTCGGAGCCTGTATCGAAACTGTACTGCATGGGCATGGCGAGTCATTAAGCACTGGCAAAATGATTGTTAGGGCAGACAAGCCAACAGCTCAGAGTTTTGGTAGCGCCGTCACTTACGCTAAAAGATATAGTTTATCTATGGCTTTAGGTATTGGTGCAGATAAAGACGATGATGGAAACAAAGCAGAGTCAGGATCTAAACGATCATGGTAGAAACCTATGAAGATTTTTTAGCTTATATGGAAGCTGTCCGTGAATACTTTGATTACGTTGTAGATATTAAAGATGCAGTTGCAAACGAAGAGTGGGATCGTTTGCAAGATATTATTATCGACATTCCCAATGACGTAAAAGAGGCACTAAACCTTGCGCCATCAAAAGGAGGTATATTTACTACATATGAAATTTTTGTAATGAAAACTAACCCAAATAGGAATGCACGATGAGTGATGAAAAAAACTTTGTTGATGGAATGATTGTTAAACTTCCTGACAGTAATGCGCCAGACTTTGTAAAGCTTAAGCTGTCATTAAAGCTTGATGAGTTAGGCCCATGGATTTCAACACAGAAAAAAAATGACCCAGATATGGAGTGGATTAACATAGAAATTAAAGAGGGTCGGTCTGGCAAGTGGTATGCTGAGCGTAATATGTGGAAGCCATCGGAGGACACAAGGCCACCCGCATCGTCAACACAAGATGTGCCTTGGTAGTTTTAATTTAAAAGCCGTGTTTTGCCCCGCTTGTCGGGGCTTTTTTACTTGGAGAGTTTAATGAGCGATCAATCTGAATACCTGTATTACCGTCAACTTTTTGACATCTTCAAGGCTTACACCACGCCAAAGCTTATTCGTGTTTTAGAAAAGCAGGGAATTAAATACATGGTCGATGCCAAAGGCAAACCATTTACCACCCGCAGTGCCATCGAAGGGGCATTGGAACCGGAGAGCGCCGTCCCATCAACCGCTCCGGAGGGGCTGTCAGAAGTCGCACCATCGCTCAGCTAGATAGGGTGAAAGTGTCAACCCCGCCATCGCAGTAACAATCTGCAAGCGCAGCGCCAGCGGGAAGATCGGAGGGGAACGAAAGTGAACGGCGATTTTGTCCATCGGGACGCCGCCAACCGACTCAATCAGGCTAGGAGTGCAAGCCCTGGACACGCTTGACTGTACTAGCAATCAGGATCGAAGTCATGCCATTCATCAGCCTCACTTACGTCAGGCTCATCGTGATATTTTGATTGATGATCTAAATAATTATCCAGGCAATGATGGCACCATATTTCGTTAGGGCCATCTTCAATTTTATTGTTAGCATGAATAAGCTCTACCCCGTTATCGAGGTAAAGCTCATCACATGAATCACAGTTGCGGTAGCTAAGCGCCGCTGACATTTTCTGCCTCTGTTTTCCATACCCTAACATTGTCTCCTTCTGCTCTTGTTACGACTTTAAATCCGCTACTTGTTAATGCAAACCTAAAACAATTAGCTTCTTTAGTTGTTAACAAAACAGAGTCGTTAATATCCATCTGCTGCCCCAGCTGCTGCCACTTGCCAGATCGTCCACGGGCAGGAATTGGAATGTTCTTTTCGATATTCATAATTGCCTCCTAAGCAATTGATATTAAGATAATGGTCATAGTGACCAAGGTTAAAAGACATCCGCCAGTAAGTACGGCTGTCCATATCAGCAAGTTGCCGATTCTTTTATCAAACAATGCACCCTCGACCTCAATAGCTTTAGGCTCAGATTGTTTGGGAAACTTTTGATGAATTTTGTCAATGTTTACTGCCGACTTTTTACGCCGTGGCTTATTAGCATAAAGGTCAGCATCACTTATGCCCAGCTTTCTTCTTTGCAATCTCATTTGATATGCATGATTTTCTATAGATCTTTGAGATCTACCAAGCGCAACAGCAACCTGTTCATATGTTTTACCTGCTTTCATAAGCTCATAAAACAAATCATTATCTTGCTTTGTCCACCTAAGATTGTTACATGCTGCATTTTCGTTAAAGTTACTGTTACTCATAACATACACTCCAAGTCAGGTCTTATGTCCCAGAACTGGTCCATTATGTGGTCTTGATTGAAAAGCCAAGAAATATCTTTTTCTGGAAACCTACCATTTGCATAGATCTTATCAATCTCTGCGCAAGGCGGATCGCCTCTAGTTCCAGGCTCATAGTAAAGAATTACCGTTACTTCTAAGCTAGGGTGTTCCCAATGTATCTGCATCTACCACCTCCCTATCAATGGATGACTTAATCATTTCAATGTTTTCGATTGCTAACTTAAAGGCAGTTTCCTTTCCTTTATGAAAACTCTCCATTTCTCTAACAAAACTAAATCTTGAATGATCTTTATCGCGAGCATAATTCCGCATTTCTTTTATATTATGCGCACGCAAATTTCTAAGAAGCCGTATTTTTTCGTTTAACTTCTCTTCAATTCTTTTGGATCTTATCCAATTCATAAGCTGCCTCCATAACTGATTGAAACTTTGGGTTAAGATCTGTTGCACGAATGTCTAAACCTTGGACCTCGCATATAAACTCATGCATTAATTCAAATGTTGGGCGATTATCATTAGCTTTGCACCAATTAAAATATGCTTTGCACAAAACCTGCGGGTAATACATCTCTGCGCTTTTAGACTGTCCCATCTGTAGACTCCATTCGCGAAACTTCCGCGCTCAAGTAATGAATACAACACTGCACATCCAGCTGAACTTGAGCAACATCATCATTGTTTTTCGTGCGTGAAAGTAACTCATCAACTTGCCGAAGCAAATTAATAGACGCATTAATTGAATCGCGCCCATCAATAAACCTAACATTGTCAGCTGGCGCAGCTTGATATGGAAACAAACTTCTTGCAGCTTGTTTTACAACGCCAGGATAAATCTCATTTGGTCTGTGAGTATCAAGCACATGGTCATGCACCGCTTCTACCTCAGACCTAACAAGCTCAGGGCAAACTTTTGCAACGTACTCCAAACTAAAATCTGTCATTAGCATCTCCAATTAATTGATTGAGGCGGGAATCCGGTCCCCCCACCCACGGATGGGGGCCGGTTCCAGCCGAGTAAATTAAAATCGTAAAACAAACTTTCCCTTGCACTTTTGTAACCTTCCGTTGACCCCTTTGTAACAAGGAACAAAAAAGCTTTCGTCCATTTCACGCCTAGATTTAAAAACACGGTACAACTTGTCTTCTTCTGGATTAAAGTCTGACAACCGTTTAACAACTCGGTACACGCCAATTGCTCCAGGTTTAATATCTTCTTTGTGCGGTGCTATGTAATAACTCATGCTACCTCCTTATCGTATTGGCGCATCATTCGGAACTGACTCATGCAATACTCAGCCGCTTTTTGTGCAGCAGATGATGCAGTCAGTAGGTAATTAGCATCAGACTCAATAGCTTTCTGCCATGATTGAATGTAACTAGCGTGTTGTTCTATGTTGTATTGAACACCAAGTTCTGCACATAAAAAGACACTGCCAAGCTCAGCAACAAGTTCTTCTTTTGCATAGTCCTCGCTGCCGAACATTCCTGTTAACTCACGATCAAGTCGTTTGCTGTGACCAGTTGAATGAATACACTCATGGTAAAAAGTGGATTGATGTGAATCGTCAGACTCAAACTGTCCTGGCATCGGCATCTTTATCTTGTCTGTTACGGGTGAATAACAAGGGTTGTGAGATGAATCAGAATCAACCTTAACTTGCAGCGCATCAGCCATCTCATATGGACGCTCAAGCTTTGTCTGCCTTAATTGAATAGGCGGAATCTCAATACCTATCTGCTCAATATTAAAAAGGTTGTATAGTTGGGAAAACTTGTAGGTCTTTTCGTTGTCCTTGTCCTCCCCAGTGCCGTAGAAAATTGCAGGTGTAGCGGTCTGCCCCTTGACGTTGCCGCCAAGATCCTGCGCTTGTTTGTACGTCACCCAATACGGATTCTTATAATCATTCTTCCATGCGGATATCATCGTGGTAATTTGATTGGTGCCAGAATAAGGCCGCTTGCTAATCCAATTTTGATGAAGGCCAGACTGTGATTGCCACGTCTTCCGCCAAGTCAATTCATCTTGCATGGCTTCAGATACCAAGGCGACAATGCGCTTAAATTTGTTAGACATAAAACACTCCTTGATTGAATGAAGGCCAAGGGAAATCCCTCAACCTTTTACAAAGTTTACCAACCTTTTGAAAGGTATGCAAACATTACTTTGTTGAACAGCTGATACACATCCTGCGATCAGTCTCCTCACAGTAGACATCTGCGTCGAAGTCGATTAACTCTCCGCAGACATCGCAATCGAACGAGGCGCACACTGGGCAACAATCACCCAGCGTGTTGACCTTTCCGCAATTAACACACCTACCACCAGCAGTCGTAATAGACATAATCACCTCCCGCTATTTCTTCCCTGGCCCATGCGCAAAACTTTAAGTCCTGTTCTTTATAGTCATTAGCAGATTCATCTTGAAATTGATGACCATAAAAACACCCTCCTCCAGAAGAAGGCATTGTCTTAGTCTTTAATGCCATCTCAAGATCATCAATGATTCCTATATCTAAAAGCACAGGATTACAATTAAAGTCACGGTCATGAATCATGGGAACTAACCTTCCACTGGCTACTCTCCCTTCAAAAAACTCTTGCAGCTTGGCATGCTTTCGCCATTGAAATTCCTCACCATGAACACCTTTAATTGCTAATCTACCATCGCCATCTTTCTCGACAGTCAACGCTTCTGCTGCACTAAATGCGTATTGATCAAGTCCCATTGGTTTCTCCTTTGCCTACTAACGTGATTGCTTCTTTCATGGTGCATCCCCAGAACGCCTCGGTAACTTGGTCAATTAACTCTCTACCTTTGGCGTCTAAATGTGTACATTGGGTTTGCGATTGAATGTATAACCTAGCTAACTGGTTAAGTTTGTGGGGTGTCCAGCGTACATAACCAGCGCCAGTAACTAGATGCTCGCACCAATGCAGACGGTGTGAATCCAGCGTGTCATCAATTGCCAGGTCTGCATCCCCACAGTGAAGGATGTAATTGCTACCTACGTCATAGCAATATTCATCCTCATTCCATAGGCTGTCCGTATTAGACATTCATTGCCTCCTTAATCAGTTATTAATTGCCCAAACTCGGACAGTTCAAAACTAGGTCCAGGCACATACCCTGCCGCAGAAAATAACTCACAAATTCCCTCCAGATAATCAACATGCAAATGTTCAGCAAATGCTCGGTGAAAACTAATTTCCACTACCTTCCAGCCTGTTGCGTCAATAATCTGATATGTATTTGATGTAATCATATTTGTCTCCTAATCAATTGATTTAGCGGATGCTTTGAGGCATCACACGCACGCGCCCACCCGCGTGTCCTTGCGGGTAAAATGGCGTGGCGTGGGATCAAAGCGTCCGCGTCATATCTCATACCATCGTCTCGTCATCGCGCGTCATCACGCCATCGTCCATGCAAACTGGAGTAACCCAAGTAAATATTCCCAGCCAAACCAAACCGGCAAACCGAATAGAAAGGAGCAATAAAAAAAGGGAGCCGAAGCCCCCTAGATGTTCTTTCGATCAGCGGTCTGACTGTCGATCTTGTCGTAAATTCCTTGCAGAACCTGTTGTGCGTGAAAGTGCAGTAGGCTTTCAGCTTCTTGCTCAATGTGATATGTAAGCGCTGTCAGAAGAAAGTCTACCTCTGTTGGGGCTAACTTTACCGAAAGCCCTTTGTGTCGTGTCCGCCAGTTTCTCTGACGTTCTTTGTTGGTTAATGCCATGATGTTTCTCCGATGCAAAAAAAATAGGGGAGCCGAAGCCCCCCTGATGTAATTCAAGCTATCTTACGTTGGCGCTTGGATGGTTGAGTTTTCTCCGTTCGATCAGGCTTCTCGGCCAGTTCGTCCCGAGACTCCATTGCCTCACTGCGATTCTGCAGAAACTCCATCCGGTAAGCATGTCGCTCGTGCTCTGCGGCAACAGCGTCCTTCAATGCCAGTCGAATGTAAGGCTTCCCATTCTTGTCGATGCATGTCCAGACAGCCACCTCAACATTGCGATCCTCGAACAACATCGTGCCCTTGTAGGATGGTAAATCCCTGCCACTGCGACCCTGCTTGGGAGAGAAGTCGGATGCGTTTACGTTCTCCATCGCCATAAAGATATTGCTCAGGCCATCGATGCGGGTAAAGTTTACTTTCTTGTCAGTATTGCTCATTGTGTTTCTCCTAGATGGATTGATTGAATGTCCCTTGCGGAACACCCGTTCCCACCCCCAGAGAAAGCGACCCGCTTGCGGCCGCTTGTTCGCAGGTTCTGTCAGGACAACTCGCGGCAGTTTGCGAGTTCTCGCGCACCCAGCAGGCGAACGGATCGCGTTGTTCAGCGATCCTTAATCGTCTGCGTTTTGGGTGTGGTCTTGACAGGTTCTGCGACTCTGGGTATGCAGATGGTAGCTTTGGAGCGCCGAGATTTGTCCCCGCTGAAATAAATAGCATCAGTCAGATTTCGCCGTGTGTGTAGTGAAATCTGATAGGCATTCGGCGGGGACAAAGATCACGCTACATTGCGGGGGATTACTCCGATCAGGATCTGCCTGCCTTTACGCGAGTTCTGTCGCAATAGTTAAGGTTGTCGTGATGAGCTACTTCGGTTGTCTTTGCAGATAAAGAGTGCGACGGGTTTATGTCGCGACTTTTCAAAGGCAATCCGCACACGCGGCAGAACCTTGAGCTTGCTCGCGTAATGGTAGATGGGCAGATCCGTCCGATATGTTTTGGTTTTGGGATGTATGGGTGCTTTCTCCGCCCACACACTGACTCATCTAGAACCACCTGTTTGATATACCATGATACCTATCGAGTCTACCTGCATTAATGTACTCAGCTATACAAGAGTCTTACTAACCTCCAGTATGAACGGGGGTACAATTAACACGGGGGGAGGGGATGGCAACGTCGGTATAATTTATAGTTCCCACCCAGATACAAAAAACGGTAAAACTGAAAGGGCTGGAACCCTTTAAGAATAACCTTTTGGCTGTATATTCCATTTTGTTCTAAGTACCACTGTTGCGGTTATGTGGTATTAGTATAGGATAGGGGGGGTAAGGCGGGCTTAATAAGCTTATTTAAAATAAACGAGGAGGGCTTTATGCCGGTACGAAGATCGGGAAGGACAGTACGAGGAAAGGGGTCAAGGACAGGAAGGGGAACTAAGCGGCCGCCAAGCAGTACCGGGATGCCCGGCGACGCACCTTACCCCCCCAAAAATGACCCAACAAGGGTTATTAATGATAGGGCAGCTAAACGCGGGGCAGCTAAGCGCAGGAAAAAGAAATGAACGAGAAAACAGATCCCAGAGATAGCGTTGAATATCGCTCTATTGATTACTATTCAATGTGCGAGAAGTCCAAGAAGCAGGTTAAGTCTATGCAGGATGCGGGTTATTCTACCATGCATGATGCCAAGGCTACGCCAGAAGAGACTGAATCCAAGGGTATGGGTGGATATTCCATTATTATGATGGGTCAGTAGTGTGTATGTTTCGCCGTGGCAGGACGAAGATGTAAGAATTGCGTTACAAGCTGCGACTAAAATGGCGGAGCGCTGGGGCGAAGATGTAGCGATCATGGGTGATTTGTCGGTTAGGCTGTTAAAGGATGCGGATAAAACACCGCTTGAGATAGTTCGCTGCCCAGCTGCCCTAAAAAAATGACACTTATGACACTAACAAAATGCCTGTTGAAGACATTGATATCCACGACCAAATAGAAAGGCTGACCAACAGCCTTTTTTTGCTTTCGGATAGCTTATCTGCTATTGAGGAATCTTTAACCGAGCTTATTGAGTTAGCAAAGGACAGTAAAGAAAACGATGGATAATGCAGAGATACCTGTACCCATAGATGATAAGTCAAAAAAAAGAACCCAATCATCAGGCAGGCCAACACAAAAAGATTTAACCAGTAACTCCCGCCGTGGCAGGGGAAAGATAGGCAGGCCCAAGGGTGACGCGGGAATTATTAATGAGTATAAGGCTCGTATGCTGGCGTCCCCCAAGTCTAGGAGGGTGCTGGATACTATATTTGATGCGGCACTTGACCATGACCACAAGAATCAAGCCGCAGCTTGGAAGCTGGTAATGGATAGAATCTTACCTGTAGCCGCATTTGAAAAGGATGTGATACAAAGCAGTGGTAAATCAGCTATTCAGATTAACATTACGGGCGTTGGCACAGCCGAGGTATCTGATACACCCACCATTAACCAGACCACAATAGATGGGGACTCTGGTGAAGTACTTTAATATCGAAGAGTTTAACTGTCAGGAAACGGGAGAAAACGAAATGAACCCCGAGTTTCTTGAGAAGCTTGATAAATTACGGCATGAGTGCAAGTTTCCCTTTACGATTACATCAGGATACCGAGATCCATCCCACAGCCTTGAAGTTAAGAAAGAACACCCAGGTATGCACACAAAGGGTATAGCCGCAGACATATACGTCAGCAATGGAGTAGATCGCTTTAAACTACTAATTACTGCTTTTAATATGGGATTTACGGGGATTGGGGTAGCCAAGACGTTTATTCATGTGGATACTCGGACAAGTCAGCCCGTAGTCTGGACATATCAATAATGCTATATACCAAGCACGCAACAGTTACCAGCACAGCAGAGGTTGTTGTTTTAACAGTCCCTGCGGGGTTTGTTGCTCATGTAAGTTATTTGTTGGTGGCTAATAATGGCGGATCAACAAACGCCTGCACTCTTTACTTTGACGACGGCACGAATGAGCTTCATTTGTTAGATGCCAAAAACATTAGCAGTAAGGCCAGTGAAGAGTTTTATCGCGGAATATTTGTTATGCAGCCAGGAGAGCAGGTTAAGGCTCAAACGGGATCATCAGGTGATGTTGAGTTTGCAGTAACGCTTGATCTTCTTGAAGCCCCCGCATCCTTTGTAAATTTCTCATGACTCCTGAGCAGTTAAATGCATGGCGTATTGTTCCAAGGCTGTTAATGTTTGCCATGATTGCAATGACATATCGCACTGTCGAGTGGTTTATGTCGTTACCTGATCCCAATCCTGAGCAAGCGGCTTTAGTTAGCGTAATGACCGGCGCATTGACGGGTGCCTTTGGTTTATTTTTGGGCAAAAAAGAATAATGTCTGATTTAAATGTAGAGCTATTGCCGTGGCAGCAGGATGTATATTCTGATCCTACTCGCTTTAAGGTAGTTGCCGCAGGCAGGCGTACAGGCAAGTCTAGGTTAGCCGCATGGTTATTAATCATTAATGGCCTTCAGGCTGATAGGGGTCATGTCTTTTATGTTGCCCCAACGCAAGGACAGGCTAGGGATATTATGTGGCAAACTCTTCTAGAGTTAGGTCATCCAGTTATATCAGGCTCTCATATTAATAACCTACAGATTAAGCTTGTAAATGGGGCAACAATTAGCCTTAAAGGTGCAGATAGACCCGAAACAATGCGCGGTGTGTCCTTAAAATACCTCGTAATGGACGAGTATGCCGACATGAAGCCTGATGTTTGGGAGCAAATATTGCGCCCAGCACTAGCAGATCAAAAGGGCGAGGCGCTTTTTATTGGAACTCCAATGGGTCGAAACCACTTTTATGATCTTTACAAGTACTCGGAGCTTGGGGATGACGAAACTTATAAGGGTTGGCACTTCACAAGCTATGACAATCCTATACTAGATCCCAAAGAGATTGATATTGCAAAGAAATCAATGTCAAGTTATGCGTTTAGGCAAGAGTTTATGGCTTCTTTTGAGGCTAGAGGCTCTGAAATGTTTAAAGAAGAGTGGGTTAAGTTCGGTAATTGTCCAGATGAGGGTGATTATTATATAGCAGTTGACCTTGCTGGCTTTGAAGATGTTAACAAAAAGCGTACAAAAAGCACTAATCTAGACGAAACTGCTATTGCGGTTGCAAAAGTAAGCCCAGACGGGTGGTTTATAGAAAATATTATTTATGGGCGCTGGGATTTAAACGAAACAGCAATGAAAGTTTTTCAAGCTGTAAGAGATTATCGCCCTATTAGCGTAGGAATTGAGCGCGGCATAGCAAAACAAGCAGTAATGTCCCCGTTAACAGATCTTATGAAGCGATATGGTATGTTTTTTCGTGTCGAAGAACTAACTCATGGAAACAAAAAGAAAACTGACAGGGTAATGTGGGCATTGCAGGGGCGTTTTGAAAACGGTTATGTTACTTTAAACAAAGGGGAGTGGAATAGTAGGTTTCTTGACCAGCTATTTCAGTTTCCGGATGTCTTAACGCATGATGATTTGGTTGATGCGCTGGCTTATATAGACCAGCTGGCCCAGGTTGCATACGATTACGAGTATGAAATTGACGACCACGAAATTTTAGATGTGGTATCGGGATATTAATATGGCAGAAGATATTTACAACCCAGACCCAATAATGATTCAAGAATCTCTTTCAGAATGGGTTATGACTAAGTGTGAAAACTGGCGGGATTACTATGAATCAAACTACGAAGACAAGTTTGAAGAGTATTACAGGCTTTGGCGGGGACAGTGGAACCCAGAAGATTCTCAAAGAGCGTCAGAGCGCTCTAGAATTATTAGTCCTGCGCTACAACAAGCTGTTGAGTCAAATGTTGCGGAGCTTGAAGAGGCAACTTTTGGTCGCGGAAAGTGGTTTGATATTGCTGATGATTTCACTGACCGTCAAAAGCAAGATGTTTTGTATTTACGCAAAAAACTTTCTGAGGACTTTGAAGCCTGCATGGTACGAAAGGCTGTTGCAGAGTGTCTTATCAACTCGGCTGTATTCGGAACTGGCATTGGCGAAGTGGTCATTGAAGAAGTTAAAGAAATGGCTCCAGCGTCAGAGCCGATCATGGGTGGCGACCTTCAGGCGGTTGGTGTAAATATTACTGACAGAGTTGTTGTAAAGCTTAAGCCCGTACTTCCGCAAAATTTTCTTATTGATCCCGTAGCAACATCAGTAGATGACGCCTATGGCGTAGCAATTGATGAGTTTGTAAGCAAGCACACTGTTGAGTTGCTGCAAGAGCAGGGCGCTTATATGGAAGGGCCAATTGGATCAGCCTCTCCAGATTCTGATCTTGAGCCAGATCAAGACTTTACAATTTATAACGACGATAAAGTTCGATTAACAAAGTATTACGGCCTTGTTCCAAAAGAGCTTTTAGAGGCTGAAGACATTGAGGTTGAAGAAGACTCAAAATATGTCGAAGCTATTGTTGTTATAGCAAATGGCGGAACATTGCTTAAAGCATCTAAAAATCCATATATGATGGGTGACAGACCTGTTGTTGCTTTTCCTTGGGATGTTGTGCCAGGAAGATTTTGGGGTCGTGGCGTATGTGAAAAAGGTTATAACAGCCAAAAGGCGCTTGATACAGAGCTTCGCGCTCGCATAGATGCGTTAAGCCTTACGATTCACCCAATGATTGCAGTGGATGCGACAAGGCTTCCGAGGGGCGCTAAGCCAGAAGTGCGTCCTGGCAAAATGATTTTAACCAATGGAGATCCCCGTGAAGTCTTACAGCCTTTCAACTTTGGTCAGGTGGGCCAGATTACGTTTGCCCAAGCCGCAAGTCTTCAACAAATGGTACAGCAAGCTACAGGGGCTGTTGACTCCGCTGGCATCGCGGGTCAAGTTAACGGAGAATCAACTGCTGCTGGGATTAGTATGTCTCTTGGCGCTATTATTAAGCGTCATAAACGTACTTTAATTAACTTTCAGCAATCATTTTTGTTGCCGTTTGTGACTAAAGCGGCCCATCGATATATGCAGTTTGATCCTGAAAACTATCCAGTTGCAGACTATAAGTTTGTTGCAACCAGCACGCTTGGGATTATTGCTAGAGAGTATGAGGTAACTCAGCTAGTTCAGTTATTGCAGACCATGAAGCAGGATAGTCCAATGTATCCTGTGTTAATTCAAAGCATTATCGATAACATGAACCTAAGTAACCGAGAAGAGCTTATTGCGACAATGCAGCAGGCTTCTCAGCCTAACCCACAGGCTCAACAAATTGCACAAACAGTTCAGCAGGCTCAGCTACAATTGCAAGCAAGCCAAACAAATGCGCTCAATGGTCAAGCTGCAGAGTCTCAGGCTCGCGCAGCTAAGATATCAATTGAAGCGCAACTTGCTCCGCAAGAGCTTGAGATTGATAGAATTAACGCAGTAACGAAAGGCCTTAAAGAAGGCGATTCAGATGATAAAGAGTTTGAGCGACGACTAAAGGTAGCCGATAGGCTTTTAAAAGAACGTGAGTTAGAGGGAAAAGAGCTTTATGCTAATGACGCAAACCGAAATCAACAGCTTGCTGGGCCAAATCAACAAAGCATTCCAAGACCAAACCGACAAGCTGGAACAAGTCCAAATCCAATTGCAAACATTGGAGAGCAGACTCAATGAGCAAGAAAAAAGATCCAAAGCTGGCACGCGCGGGCGTAAGCGGATACAACAAGCCGAAGAGAACCCCGAACCACGCAACGAAGAAGTTTGTGGTAGTAGCGAAGAAAGGGGATAAAACCAAAACAATTCGGTTTGGTGATCAAAAAATGACAATTAAAAAAGATCAACCAGCTAGAAGAAAATCATTTCGGGCTAGGCATAAGTGTGATACAAATCCGCCTGACAAATTAACAGCTAGATATTGGTCATGTAAGAAGTGGTAATTACGGGTTATTGATATGAAAGTAAAAGCACCTGATGGCTATCATTGGATGAAAAGCGGCAAAAGCTATAAGCTTATGAAGAATCCTTCGGGCGGATACAAGCCACATAAAGGCGCGTCTCAGTCTGCTAATTTTGAAGTTCAAAAAGTTCACAAAGGAAAATAGGGGGCTGTAATGGCTTATAAAAGCGGTGGAAGCAAAAAATATATGGTTAAATCAAAACCTCCTAAAAAGAAAAAGGTTAAAAAGTAATGGCAGCAAAAAAGACCTTGCCTAAAAAGAAAAGCAGTCCAACGCCAAAAAACAAGGCGTTATACTCTAGAGTAAAGTCTGAAGCTAAAAAGAAATTTGACGTATACCCTAGCGCCTATGCCAATGCATGGCTTGTTCGGGAATACAAAAAACGTGGTGGCACCTATGTCTAAGCCTAAAGGCGGCTTAACCAAGTGGTTTAAGGAAGAATGGGTTGACATAAAGACCGGCAAAAAGTGTGGGCGTAAAAAAGCCAAAGGCTCTAATCGTCCATACCCAGCTTGTAGGCCAAAAGCAGTGGCCGCTAAGATGACAAAGGCAGAAAAAGAAGCAGCTAAGCGGAAAAAAACAGGGCCAAAAGCAATTAAATATGCGGTAACAGCTTCGGGCAAAAGAAGGAAAACCGCAAAAAAGACAGCGTAATCAGTGAGATAACCAAATGGCCTCAATGGAAAAAGAAGTTGAAAAGTATTACAACAAGTTTTTTGATTTGTTTACAACCGATGGTTGGAAGCAGCTAATTGAAGAGTTAAAGCACAATGCTATTTCTGTTAATAGCGTTGAAGCGGTTAAAGACAGTGACGATATGTATTTTCGGAAAGGCCAGTTAAACATTTTGGCGTTTTTGTTAAACCTAGAGTCTACTGTTAACAATAACTTTGAAGAGCTGCAAAAAGAAGATGAATAAGATATTTGACTTTCGTTGCGAAAACGGTCATATATTCGAAGAGTTTGTAGCGGGCGGAACCACAACCACTAGGTGCGGATGTGGCGCTAATGCTAGAAAGATCGCTTCAGCATCAAATTTCGTGCTGGATGGGTCTACTGGGGATTTCCCTGGCAGACACATTAAATGGGTGCGAGAACATGAAGAGGCGGGACGACGAGGACGGGAAGCTCAACGAGAGGAGAGTCAAGCCCAATAATTCCATAACCATTAGGCGGAATGAGTTTAAATGATGTCAAGAGCAACAATTATTGATGAGCGTCAAGATATAGACGAACCTGATGTTTCGCAGGAAACACAGCCAGAAACTTTTGAGGATCCAGTACAGGAACAACCTCAAGAGCTTGATCTTCCGGAAAAGTATCGAAACAAGTCTGTAGAAGAACTTGTGCAGATGAATCAAGAGCTTGAGAGGTTTTCAGGCAAACAGAGTACGGAAGTAGGCGAGCTGCGAAAGTTAGTTGATGGATATATCCAGACAGAACTCGACAACAAGCAAGCACCTGAAACACAGCAAGAAGATAGCAACACAAATGATGTTGATTTTTTTGTTGACCCGCAAAGTGCTGTTAATCGGGCTATAGACAATCATCCTAAAATCAAAGAGGCAGAAACGTACACTAAACAGTACAAACAACAGGCCACTCTTGCACAGTTAAGATCAAATCATCCTGATATGGATCAAGTGTTGCAAGACCCTAAATTTGCTGAATGGATAAAAGGATCAAAGGTTAGAACGCAATTGTTTGTAAAAGCAGATCAGGCGTATGATTATGATTCGGCAAATGAGCTATTTTCGCTTTGGAAAGAACGAAGCAGTATAGTTCAGCAAACTGCAATAGCAGAGCGCGCAAGTCGTAAGAGTGCGGTTAAATCGGCAACAACAGGCAATGCCCGAGGTACAGCAGAAAGGTCAAACAAAAAAGTTTATCGTCGTGCTGACATTATTAAACTTATGAAAACTGACCCAGACCGTTATAACGCTTTATCAGATGAGATACTAAAAGCTTATTCGGAGGGTCGAGTTAAATAGCCTAAAGGAGAACTATCATGGCTACAGCAACTTATCCCGGCTCGGGCGGTAATACCGCATTAACAGAAGCGGCAACATTTGTACCAGAAATTTGGTCAGATGAAATTATTGCTGCTTATCAAAAGAACTTGAAAATGGCTCCCCTTGTCAAGCGCATTTCTATGTCTGGCAAGAAGGGTGACGTTATTCATATTCCTAAGCCCACTCGCGGCGATGCCAATGCTAAAGCGGCTGACACTGCAGTAACTATCATTGCCAATACAGAGTCAGAGTTGACGATTACTATTAACCGTCACTTTGAATACTCGCGTTTAATTGAGGACATTGTAGAAGTACAAGCGCTGTCTTCTTTACGTCAGTTTTACACTGAAGACGCTGGTTATGCTCTGGCTGTACAGGTCGATAATGATCTGCACTCTTGCGGTACTGGCTTTGGTAATGGCGGTGCAGTTGTATTTTCTGGATCAGTAGCCCCTACTGACTACCAGCATACTGGCTGCTTTATGAATACCAACGACTCAACGACTCAGTACACTGACGATACTATTGACGGTATTGCTGGTGATAAGTTCACTGATCGTTTTTTCCGAGACATGATCCAAAAACTGGATGACAACAATGTCCCAATGGAAAATCGTTATTTTGTTATTCCCCCTGGAGTACGGAATGAAATTATGGGCATTGACCGATATGTTTCATCTGACTTTGTAAACGGCGGAGTAGTAAATAGCGGGCTTATTGGTAACCTTTATGGCGTAGATGTATATGTGTCTGCTAACTGTGCAACTATCGAAGCTGCTGGTGATAACACTGCGGCAAGTGTTGATACTCGCGCGGCGTTGCTTTTCCACGCTGATGCAGTTGTGATGGCTGAGCAAATGGCCGTTCGATCACAGACGCAATACAAGCAAGAGTATTTGTCTACTCTGTACACTGCCGACACGCTTTACGGTGTTCAAGTGTATCGTCCTGAAGCTGGGTTTGTGCTCGCACTACCATCTGCTTAATCTATACGGGGGCTTCGGCCCCCCTTTCTTTATATCCAATGTTTTTCTTGGAGTAGTTCATGGCAACCACAATTAAACTTAAAAATGGATCGGGTGCGCCCTCAGCTAGTGATTTAGTCCAAGGCGAACCAGCAATTGATTTAACAAACAAAAGACTTTATACCGAAAATGGCAGTGGTGCCGTTATCGAAGTGGGGTCAAACCCAAGCAGCCTTTCTATTGCGGGGACTGCAATTACCGCTACAGCGGCAGAGTTAAACATTCTCGATGGGGTAACATCTACCGCAGCTGAATTGAACATTTTGGATGGTGTAACGTCTACTGCCGCTGAATTAAACATCCTTGACGGAGTTACCTCTACTGCCGCAGAACTCAACATTTTGGACGGAGTGACTTCTACTGCCGCTGAGTTAAATATTTTAGATGGGGTGACAAGCACAACAGCAGAGCTAAACATTCTTGATGGAGTTACTGCCACAACAGCAGAGCTAAACATTATGGATGGTGTGACATCAACTGCTGTTGAGCTAAACATTTTAGATGGCGTAACCTCAACTACAGCAGAATTAAATATTCTTGATGGCGTTACAGCCAGTACAACAGACATAAACTACGTAGACATTACAAGCATTGGAACTGTTGAAGCAAGCAAAGCAATTATTACAGATTCTAATAAGGACATTACAGGCGGCAGAAACATTACAATTTCTGGTGAGCTTGA